GTTTATCTATAATACGATTATTTAATTTTTTTGATAGATTTAATTTCTATCATGTCTTCATAAAATATTGCGATGTCATTGTATAAATCAGTTCCAACTGAACCCTGCGTAACCCACCCTTTAAAAAAACCAACAGTTTTTAATTGGAATTATTGTTGATATATTTTATATTTTTCATATGAATAAAATTTTTATTGTTTCTTCGGTATCCGCTTCAGGAAAATCAACATTAGTTGATCATGCTATAAAAAAATTAAAATTGTACAGATTAAAAACATGTACAACTAGGAAAAAAAGGAAAGAAGAAAAAGGGGATGAATATTTTTTCTTATCTAAAGAAGTATTTGAATTTTACGCTCAAAATGACGCATTTGTAGAATGGTCAATTGTTTATGATAAGTATTATGGATTACTGAAACAAGAAGTTGAAAATAACGCAGATAAAAACTGCATTGCGATTTTAGATGTTCAAGGAACCGAAAAACTTAAAAAAATATACCCTGAAGCAATTACCATCTTTATTGAACCACCGGACAAAAAAGAATTATTTAAAAGATTAGGTAACCGATTAGATTTTAATAGTAAAAATAGAGATAAATTTGATGATTACAATAGAGTAACAGCAATGAAAACTGAATTATTAAAAATGAAAGAATATGATCACGTAATATTATTTGGGCCGTTAAATGATATGAAGGAAAGTTTTATCAGGTTATTAAAATCCATGTGCTCCTGATAAATTATTGTCCCTGTATTTGTTGTCCATGGGTGTTTCATATCCTTTTGGACACTTGCCATAATATTCATCCTTATCATTATCGTAATATCCGTCTGTATGCCACTGGGTTAAATTTTTAATTTTTTCCAGATAATCGTATATTGGCATGTCTTGGTGAAATAATTTATAGTGGTCTTTTACATTTTCCACTGAAATATTAAACTTTTTAGCTACCCCCGCCATTATCTTTTCAGCATCATCTGTTAAAATGGACATTTGATGTACGGTAAGCGGAGAAATATCGTAATATGATTCGGGTTTTTCGATTATTTCAGTCAATGCATAAGGATTTGTGGATTCTTTTGGTTTATATATGTAATTATACCCCTCTATGATTACTTCAATGAGTTTTGAATCATCTGATTTCAATGATTCTAAAAAGGATAGAAATTTGTCTCTAAACACCATATATAAGTTTATAACTTTTTATTTAAAAATTATTTATATTTAATAAAAATTCAAGGATGGTATTATGCAAAATTTAAAACTAGAAGATTTTTTGAAGCGTGAAGGGCTTAATTCTCAAGAAAAAGACGGTTTAATTTTATTTAATTATAGCCAAAAAATCCAAAATGATTTTGATTGGGATGAGATTTCATTAAATGCTCGTGGTATTGTATTTGAAAAAAATACTGGAAAATTAATAGCAAGAAGTTTTAAAAAATTCTTCAACTATGAAGAGCTTCATGGCGAAGCAGGTGAAAAGCTACCAAAAGAATTTCAGCCCAACCTTGAAGGAAAATTTAAGGTGTTGGAAAAGATGGATGGGTGTTTACATTTTAATACGCCCATAATGTTACCAAATGGTGAATTTGAAAGAATTGGTAACATTGTTAAAAATAAAAATTTAACCCACGTTATGGGATATGAACACGAAACCAACGAAATAAAACCCGTTAAAATATTAAATTTTTTTAAAAATGGTAAAAAAGATAACTGGAAAATTGTAACCACAACATATAACTGGAGTAATAGATCGGGTGGGGGTTCACATGGAACTAATAAAATAAGAATAACAGCAAATCATAAATTTTATACAAATAATGGTTATGTTCCTTTAAATAAATTAAAAACAAATGACGAAATATATTGTAAAGAAATCTTTATGTCAGACAAACAAAAATCTATTTTACTTGGTTCTTTATTAGCTGATAGTAGCATATCTTTTTCACAAAATAAAAAAAGAGCAGTATTACAGGGATTTCATAAGAAAAAACATAAAGAATATGTTGAATTAAAAAAACATGTTTTGGGTGATTTATGTATTAACACAAAATATGAAAGAATTTCGGGGTTTGGAACTAATATGATACCATATACTTCAATAAATACATATGAATTTGGAGATTTGAAAAAACAATGGTATCCAAATGGAAAAAAAGATTTACCTGATAATTTGGATTGGTTTAATGAAATATCATTTGCTTTTATGTATATGGATAATGGCTCATTATCTCACCATGATAAGCAAAATGATAGATTAACATTATCAATGAATTATTTATCAAAAAAATCCTGTGAAAATATAGCAAATAAGATAAGAGAAATATTTAAAAATATTAATTTAACAATGTATAACGCAAAAGGATGGAATATTAGAATTAATTATGATAATGGTGAGGTAATAACTAACTTATGGAAATCTATATATAAATATTTTCCCGTATGTATGCAATATAAATTACCCGAAAAATATAGAACGGGTAAACCATCTATTCTTTTAAAAGAAACTTTTAATTCGGTATTAAAATTAAGAAAGGAAAAAATTTTAAAAATCGCTAATGATATTTCTAAAGATAGTGCTTTAAAAAATAGTAAATGTGGTTATGATCTTGAAACTGAAACGCATAATTTTTTTGCTGGTGGAATACTTGTTCATAATAGCCTTGGCATTTGTTACAAATATAACAGTGAATGGCGGGTAAATACTCGTGGTTCATTTGAATCCGAACAAGCTATCTGGGCAACAAAATTTTTGCAAAGCCATATCCGGCAATATCAAATGAATCCTGAGTATACATATCTATTTGAAATAATTTATCCTGAAAACAGGATTGTTGTAGATTATGGAAAAAAAGAATCTTTAACCCTTTTAGCTATAATCGAAACAGCAACCGGAAGAGAATTAGATCCGTGGGAAACGTGGAAAGCTGCCGATGATTTATGTTGTGATATTGCTAAATCATTTGACTTTGAAAATTTTGAAGATTTATTCACAGCCAAAGAAAAATTAACCGTTAACGAAGAAGGATATGTCATCACCTTTGACAACGGTTATAAGTGTAAGTTAAAAGGCGAAGAATATTGTAAGGTACACAGAATTCTAAGCTCTGTCACACCTTTACATTTCTGGAGAGCCATTGATTTGGAAACTTTAACCATTCTCAACATGGATGATGTCTTATTAAATCTCCCAGAAGAATTTAAGGACACCGCAAAACAATTAATCGATATAACCGAAAAGATACACCGGGATAAATGGGACGCTATTAAAACCGATGCTGAAAAGGTTCCATCGTTTTCAAATGATCGTGATGGTAAGAAAGAAAGATATTTTTGGCTTGCTGAAAATGTTAAGGATAAGGAAAACGTTGGGAAGATACTCAGCTATCTGGATGGGAAAACAGATAGGGTAAAACTTGTGATGCACCGTGATTGCAGACCCACGAATAATACCTATGCAAATGTGAAGCTTGATAAACGTTTACAACGTATTATAGAGAACATGGGATAAATAATTATCATAAAAATTTATAAATGATTTATATTTTGATACAATATGGCACAGAAAACAGTTGATATAATTTCCGATGTACACATTGATACGTGGGTTAAAAAAGCTTCTCCCTTGGAAGTTCAGGAACTTTTTTTACATAAATTGATTGGAAAGCTATTACCGGATAAACCATCTAATGTTTTAGTTATTGCTGGAGACATTGGCCATTACAATGATCAGAATGCAGTCTTATTTAAAATCTTAAGACAATATTATAAAGATATTGTATGGGTGCATGGTAACCATGACTTATATATGATTTCCAACAGCATAATGAAAAAGTATAAGTGGAATTCTTTCAATCGCCTAAATGAAATGATTGAGTTGTCTAATGCTATTGACGGTGTTCATTATTTAAATGGTGATACCATTGAAGTAGATGGAATTAAAATTTCTGGATGTGGAATGTGGTATAACAATGACTACGCTAAAAAAGTTTGGAATAGTAATGATACAGAATGTAAAGAAATGTGGGATGCATATCTTAATGATTCCACCGTGATCAAAACAGCTACGGAAAAACAAATTAGCCTTGGCTATAAGCTTAAAAAAAATGCACGAGTACAATTGGAATATGTGAAATATTCTAATGAGTTGTATGAGAAATTAAAAAAAGTTTATTTAGAAGGTGATGTCATATTAACTCATATCTCCCCGGATTGGAGTCATCTATTAACAAAGTGGCAGTTTCCCCAAACAACATTTTATCATTTTGATGGAAGTGAGTTGTTAGAAAATTTAGATGAAAACAAATTATGGGTGTTCGGACATACCCATGATAAATATTTTTATCAACATCATTCTGGTTGCTACATGGCATGTAATCCATTGGATTATGGTATTAATTTCCCCAATTGGTTCCAGACAGATATTTATCACAGAAGAATTGTGACAATGGACGTTGGAAAACAAAAAGGATATGAGGAAGTTTTTAAATAACCGCCCCATTAAATTATAAATTATTTATATTTTTATTGATAAAAAAGGTGAAATTTTTATATTATGGGTACAAAAAAGACGGAATTTAGAAAAGGCCAGAAAATGGAAGTGGGGTTTGATTTAAAGAAAAACCATACTGGGAAAAAAGGTAGGAAGCTCACTACGGCTGAAGCTGAGATGGCATCTAATTATATGGAGCAAGGTGATTACCTGAAAAACCAAAAACCTAAAAAATGAAAAAACAAGAAATTGAAAAAAATTTAATCTTTCTCTTCATCCGGGGTTCTCAAGCTTACGGCACCAACACCCCTGAATCTGATGAAGACTTTGGTGGTATATGCATGCCATCCAAACGGGTACTTTATGGGTTGGACAAGTTTGAGGGAGAAGAAAATTGGACGGATGAACAGGGCAATAAAATTGATAAATCCATTTACGTTTTGAGTAAAGCTATCCGCTTGATGTGTGAGAACAATCCTAATGCTTTGGATTATTTATACACGCCTGAGCGAGTTATCCAGCTTATGACACCCCAATGGCAGCGCATCGTTGACATAAGGGATCAGTTCCTCTGTATTAAAGCCAAGTACAGTTTTCAGGGCTACGCACACGCCCAATTGAAGCGTCTTGAGACTCACAGAGGCTACTTACTCAACCCGCCTATAAAGAAGCCTGAGAGGGCTGATTATGGGCTTCCAGAGAAGAGCATATTTCCCGAAACCCAATGCGAAAGCATATCCAGAATATCAACCGATTTTGTTGCTGAAAAGGACAGGGATGCCTTTTATAATGAGATGGCTCAGATGATAAATCGGGAAGGTGCTTTGGTATTTAAAAAATACATAGACCCCAATTATTATTTATTCGCCATCGAAGATTTTAAGAAAGTCCAGAAGCAATTTCTCCATATGATATCCAGTATTTCTGGAAGATATTTAAAGGATGAAATTGCTGAGATGGCACAAAATGAATTACGATATATATCATCAAGGTTCAACTGGAACCGATATCAACAATGGAAAAAAAGTCGTAACAAAAATCGGGCTGTGATGGAAGCAAAAGTTGGTTATGATTGTTATTCATATGATACCGAATTCTTAACAGAAAATGGTTGGAAACATTTTGACAATATCAATGACATGGAAAAATTAGCCACATTAACTCCTAAAACCCATAAGATAGAATATCATACCCCTATTGAAAAATTTGATGGCATTTTTAACGGTAATCTTTTTCATTTTTATCATACAGATACCTTAGTGACACCAAATCATAATATGTATGTACAAAAAGTTGAGAGAAATAATAAAAAAGAATACAATTGGGAATTCATTGAAGCATCTCATTTGGGAGATTGTTTTAACACATTAAAAATAATCAACCCAAAAATAAACACGATGAAGAAATGTAAAGAATTTGAAAAAAAGAACTTAAATATATCCTTAAATAATTATTTAAAAATTATGGGGTGGTATATAAGTGATGGAACCTGTTTATTTAGAGATAAAAAAGTAAAAGTTGTAAGAATTTCTCAATCAAAATTAAATTCTGGATTAACCCAAAGTATTACAAAATTACGATTAAACAGCAATATAAATTGTAATGCTTATACGTATCCCCCACGAAAAAATAAAAAACTTAATGAAAATATGTGGGATTTTCCAAGAAATATATCTGAAGAAATATATAACGATTGTGGCCATGGGTCAAAATTAAAAAGAATCCCTAGATGGGTATTTAAATTAACACGAAAACAACTATCATTTATTTTAAAGGCTTTGTTGCAAGGTGATGGATATAAAAGAAATCACCAAGATAATACTTACATATACTATACATCCAATGAACATTTAGCAAATGACATCCAAGAACTATCTTTTTTATGCGGTTACGAAACTAGTAAATGGGGAAAATATGAATCAACTGGATTTAACAATGAAACTGGTATGTATCAAATTCATATAAATACATCACCAAATGTAAAAAGACAAAATGTGAGATGTAGGAATATACAAAAAGTAAATGTAAAAAATCATCGTATAGTTTGTTTTACCGTAAAAAATCATATTTTAATAACTAGAAGAAATGGAAAAATATCCATACATGGAAATTCAAAACACGCATCACATTTACGAAGACTTGAAAATATGTCATATGAAATAACAACCGGACAAGGAGTGCTGGTTGATAGGACACATATTGACCGTGATTATTTTATGACCATATTAAGGGGTGAGATGCCTTTTGAACAACTACAGCAAGATTCTAACGATATAAATAAAAAAACCGATGCAGCTTACAAAGATTGTAAACTTCCAAATAAACCAAACATTAAACTCATTCAAGAAACAATGGTTGAATTATTGGATGAGCACATATACAAGATGAACAATTAAACCAATTAGAAAACAAGGAGAAAGAAATGATTAAACTTATTTTATTAGCGTTGGTAATTCAATATGCAGTGGTTTTTGTCAAATACAAATTTCTGGAATCATATAAAGATCCCAATCAGTTTAAAAATGAAATGGTTCCCTTTTATTGGGCGAAAGTGTTATTTATAAAAGCTTTAACAATTTTAAAAACTCCTAAATAACGTCAGTCAATTACACATTTATGTGATTGGCGTTTATAATAAATCCAGCATTTTCTTTAGATTCACCTTTTGGGCAAAACACGGTATTTATACCTTGTTTTGCATCTCCATTATTTTTAGCTCCGGTCATTAAATATCCTTTTGGTGCCACCATCACCGAACCGTCTTCAAATATATACTTTCGGAATTGATTATTTCCTACTAAGAAGGTCTTAGCCACTTTCTTTACATCACTATCTGGTGCAATGCTGCGCCCCCTTCTAATAAAATCCTGAGAATCGCATGGTTTCTTTTTTAAGAATACCGGATGGCCTTTGTAACATTGGTTTGCTGGACAGTTATTTGCGTTCGTAATTCTTTTAACTTCGTCTTTAATTACAAATTTCTGGCCTTCGCCCCATTTTCGTGAAACACATTGTTTTGCTGGTACACCGATTAATACGCCCATAATATGAAGTTTATAAACTTAAATAAAATATATTAACAATTGAGGTAACATTATGTTTAACAAAATCAAAAAAGCACTATCATTTCTTAGAATACTTGACGAAACTGGTCAGCTTAGTATAACAAACATACTAGTTGTAACGTTTGCAGTTAAATTTGCATTTGTTCCAATGCAATCAGCCAGTATACAAGACATGGCCCTTGCTTTAGCAGCAATGGGTGTATATGTAGGTAAGAAAGCTATAAATGGTATAGTTGAAGCCAAAAAGAATACATTACCAGAAGAATTAATCGGTAAACTGAAAAGTATGACTGAAGGATAAATCATGAAAACAATTTGGATATTTCTTAAAAAATGGTGGAAGTACATCATAATCGTTATTGGTGCAATATTTGTAATAGCCTATTATTTATTTTTCAGGAAAAAAGATTCAAAAGATACTGTAGAAATATCCACAAAATTACAAGAAGGGCTTTCTGAAGTAAAACAACAACTTCAGGAAGTTTCTGATAAGGCGGTAGTTGAAGTGGTAGCTGCAAAAAAAGAACATATTGAAGTAAAAAAAGAATTAAAAGAAATAGCACAGATTAAAGATAATACGGTACGAAGAAACAGATTAGCTTCGTTAGCAAAAAGGGATGATGTTAGTTATGATTAAAAATTTATTCATTTATATTTTTTTCTTATCATTGATTAGTTGTTCATCAGTGAAATCATATGTTTCGGTATTAGACGATGGGGAACCAGTTCCACTGAAAACTATTGCCGTTGATAAAGTAGATAGTTTTATTCCAGATGAAATAAAGGGTGCCACGAGTAATGATAGCATAGAAGATTTTATTACAAAGAATCTTAGGCTTAAAATGCCCGACAGCATCCCCGCTGATTCATTATTCAGTCGTACAGATCCAGTATTCGCCCCAATTGCATTGGACACTGGCGCATTGCTCTGTTATCGTGATTTAGCATTATATATTAACGACCAAGCATGGAGAAAATACCTACAAACTGAGGTAAAAGTAAGAAAAGAATTTGAACAATCTTTCATTCGTGGAGCAATTAACGCTGAAACGTTATATAAATCAGCGGTAGTGGAATCTAATAAGAATATTAATGAATTATACAAAACATATAAAATTGAAAGAAAATCCAAGTTAAGATGGAAAAAAGCCACCGGAATAATGGGATTAATATTAATTGGTTATATAACAGCACAAATCGTTGAATAATTATTTATATTTTTTTTATGAAGAGAAACGAATTAAAGGATAGTGTCTATTTAGACATCGCCAAAAATATTTCTAAACTTTCTAAAGATGAAAATACCAAAATAGGTTGCATAATTGTGGCTGCTGATGGAACACCCGTTTCATGGGGTTATAATGGTGCGATATCCGGGTGGGACGATAAGTCAATTCCCCATAGCAGGGAAATAGAACATTTAAGTTATCAGGAAAAAGATAAATATGTTAATTTCAGCGATAATAAATATAACTACATGTCCCATGCTGAAGCAAACGCCTTAGATTTTGCTGATAGAGAAAAGTTAAAAGGTGCAACGGTGTACCTGACACAGCTTCCCTGTAAACATTGTGCCTTGAGAATAGCAAAATTCAAAATCGCAAAAATTATAGTGGCAACAGATTGGTTTGAAGCAGCCAGCACAGTAGGAGATGATGCACAAGTAGTTAATTTTATTCTCGCCCAATCTAATATTGAACTAATTATTAATAATGTAAACATGGAACTAAATAAATGATAAAACAATTTGGCCAACCAATTATTTATGATAGAAATGGTACTCCCATTAAGGCAAAAACCCAAGGACAGTATGAATTAATAAATGCCATCAACGATTATGATATTTTATTTGTTAATGGCCCTGCCGGGACAGGCAAAACTTTTTTGTCCATATGTAAAGCTATCAACGCTTTAAAAGAGAGACGGTATGATAGACTTATCATAACAAGACCAGCGGTTGAATCAGGAGAAGCATTAGGTTTCCTTCCGGGTTCTTTAGATGAAAAAATAGCACCATTTATGAAACCTATCTTTGATAGCATCAATAAATTGAAGCCTGAAAAAAATGGTAATGGTAGGAAGAAAAAGAAAAAAGTTGATGATAGTGAACAAACTGATTTTGATTGGGACAAACACATAGAAATATGTCCCCTTGCATACATGAGAGGAATCACGCTGGATAACTCATTTATTATTTCTGATGAATCCCAAAATATGAAAATTTCTCAGATGAAAATGTTTTTAACTCGTTTGGGAAAAGATAGTAAGGTTGTTATTACAGGCGATTCTTCACAATCGGATTTAAACCGTAATTTAAGGTCTGGGTTCAGGCATGCGCAAAAAATACTCAACGATGTAAAAGGAATTGGTTTTATAACACTAACTGAAAATGATATCGTTCGTCATCGATTAATAAAAGATATAATCATAAGATATGAGAAAGATACATTCAGAAGCTCAGTTCAATCTAACAGAGATCCATCATAATGCTGTTATCACATAATCATAAATTCATTTTTGTAAAAACGTTCAAAACAGCGGGAACGTCCACCGAAATTATTTTTGAAAAATTTTGTGATAACGAAAAGGATATAATAGGTTGTAGGGGAGCGATAAGTGATAAAAAAGCAGTAATCATAAATAAACCTAAAAATGCAATTAAAGGTGGTAAAATATTATTTAGAAATCACATAGAAGCTAAAAAAATAAAAAAATTAGTTGGTGGGAGAATATTTAACAATTATTTTAAAATTGCAAACATAAGGAACCCTTGGGATTTAATGGTTTCCGCTTTTCATTTCAAACATAAATCAAAATTGGATAATTTTACCATAGATGAACTAAGAAAAAGCTTCAAAATTTTTTCTAAACATTCTGTATATAAATACGACCATATAATAGTAAATAATAAGTTTTGTATGGATTATTACGTTCGTTTTGAACACCTACATAAAGATATTAACACGGTATTAAAAAAACTAAATATTAACCATACTGTTACTAAACTCCCCCATAAGAAAAACAGCAATCGAAAAATACCATATCAAGAATATTATGATGCTGAATCAAAAGAAAACGTAAAACTTAAAAACCAAAAATTCATAGATTTTTTTGATTACAAATTTTAAGTTATAAACTCATTGTATGAATAATGAAATCATACAATTATCTGAACAGCTAGTAAACGCACATTTATGGAAAGTTATTGCGATATTTATTATCTCATTTGTTTTAATGGGATTGATAAAGCACGTAGCTACCATGGTATTTGAATTTGTATTGCTCAAAACGGACATATTTGGGCGGGGTAGTTTGATTTATTATGGTGGGAAAAAAGCAAAAATTAAAAAAATAGGTTTAAGAAGAACTGAATTATACATCATAGATAAAGATGAAACAATAATCATCCGTACATCCAATTGGAGAAAATTCGAATTAGTGGATGTAAATGCCAAACAGGTAGATAATTAACATGAAAGAAACCGTTGGTAATGATATAAAAAATACTGGGGCGGGAATCACATTATTATGTCCAGTAAGTAGAAGACTTCTATTAGGTCTGAGAAGCCCAGAGAGCGAACATGAGCCGGAAACATGGTGTAACTTTGGTGGACATATGCAACACGGTGAAACAGCTTTACAAGCTGCTTTAAGGGAAATGAACGAAGAAGCAGAATTACGACCAGAAAAAATTATTGAGAATCCGATATATACTGAAGAAAATAACAAAGGGGAAGATAAGGACTTCAAATTTTATAATTTTTTGGGTATTGTTAGTAATGAAGTTGAAGCAGTTTTGAATCATGAACATTTAGATTATAACTGGTATCGATTATCAGAGATACCTTACATCAATTTACATTCCGGGTTTAAAAAAATATTCAAAGATGCAAATGCCATGCAAATAATTAAAAATCATCTTCAAAACTATCATCCATAAATATACCACCTTCCATTATTTCTAATATACTGGCACACTCTACAACTAGGCCCAATTCAGTCAAATCCCGATGTTCGTGTCTAAAATATTCATAGGTTACCATAGCTTCTCCACGGTTGTTAGTGTATCTGGTCATCAAGTTGTAATACTGTTGAAGTAACTTTTCCTTTTCATTACTCACAGCCTTAAAATTTTTTTCAATATTATCAAACAGCAATTTTATGCAAATTTCAAAGATACAGTGTTTCAGGAAAATCTTTAGCATATTACCAGTAAAATAGTTTTATATAAACTTATTAGTATCTTATAAGGGGGTGCATCATCATGAAAGAAAGTAGTGATTTTGCTAAGTATATCGCTGTGGAAATTAATGCAATCCAAAAATACGTTAAAAAAAAGCGTAATCGTGGGAAATATTATTCAAAAGAAGAACTTGTTTCAAAATGGGTTACAAGGTATGCTGCGAATTTCAGAAAAAAATATGATAGGGTTCAAAAGATTAAAAAGTTCTTCAGGTATATAAAAAATTTATGGTCTGACATATTTTTTATATAATCTCATTATTTTTCTTGGCATTTTAGAATAATCACCATCCAAGTTATCCGGCATGGCTTTTAAAATTTGAGGACAGTCATTTGGTTCCTTCTTACAATCCCACACCCTTGTTTTTTTGATATAATTGTGAAAATAGATGTACACATTTGCCTTTTGGCAGTAACTTTTAATATTAACCGGAATATTAAATTTTTTTATGTTTTTAATTGCACGTCTTTCACAATCTACCTCACAGTTTCTAATTACATTAATTGAGCGATTTATGGTGGTTCGTTTAAATTCGTGTCCTTGTAGCCAGCGATTCATTATATCCCATGAATCCCATCCACGATACCCTTGAACATAGTATTTGGATTTGTCTCGCCATTGTTCCATGTGGGAATATTCATGTACCAGCGTTGATAAAAACGTAGTATATAAAACCCTTGTAGCAACCACAAGCTCTAAAGGATCATCTAAAAAATGCCCACTGTAAATTGAATTGTCATCATCCACAAGTTCAGATTTATAAATTAGTTTTAATTTACAACCGTATCGTCTGCATTCGTGTCTGACATATTTAACAAATGGGTGGCTATAATTTTGCATTCAAAATAAAGTTTATAGTTATTTACACCCATTTAAATCTAAATTATTTATATTAAAAACCATAAAAGTATTATTTTAAAAAAAATCAAGTAAGTTTTTTTTCAACTGGGTATCAAAATGAGCTACTTTAGCGTAGATATAGAAGCAGATGGGCCTTGTCCGGGTATTTATTCGATGGTTTCTTTTGGAGCTGTTATTATTGATAGTGAAAAAAAGTTGAATAAAACCTTTTATGGGCAATTAAAGCCAATTTCAGAGGTTTATATTCCAAAAGCATTGTCTGTCTCCGGGCATAGCAGGGAGCAAACACTAGCATTCCCCGAACCAAAAAAAGTTATAAGAGATTTTTATGATTGGATTATGGCCAACAATGATTATAAAACAGGAAAGCCTTTATTCATTGCCGATAATAATGGTTTTGATTGGCAGTTTATAAATTATTATTTCTGGAGATATATGGGGTTAAATCCATTTGGCCACACTTCCCGAAATATAAATGATTTATACAAGGGGGGAACAAAAAATATGAAAAGTAAAATTAGTCGCCTTAGAAAAACAAAACACACCCATCATCCCGTTGACGATGCAAAAGGAAACGCCGAAGCATTTTTAAAAGTTGTCCGGGAATTTGATCACACAAGAATATAAATTAATTAAATGTATACATTGACATAGGAAAAAAAATTTATATAAAAAAAATTATCATTTCTAAAAAAAAACTTGCGTTTCCATTTACTTTGTTTTATATTTCTATAGTTGTCTTACTAATAATTTAATTGAATGGAGTGGTATGCTTTCAATGAACAATTATTATCGTTTCCGGGATCATAGGGTCTTAGGCGATAAAGAAGAAAAAAGTCTCTTTAAAATGTATAATCAAACAACTTCCAAGGAAGTTAAGAGAAAGATACGAAACCATATTGTGGCTCATAATATGAAGTTCGTAGTTAAGGTTGCCATGAGTTACAGTAAGAAATTCCCTCACATGGCACTGAAGGAATTAGTTTCATATGGCTTACTTGGGTTGTTTGTATCCATTGATAAGTATGAATATGAAAAATATCCCATTAAATTCATCTCATACGGCGTTTATTGGATTAAACAATCCATCATATCCAGCATGCAAGATTTGGAATGTCCTGTACGGTTTCCTTTTCATGTACATATGAGAATTCAAAAAGCTGTTAACATGAACAAATACACAGAAGAAGTTAACAACGCCTTAAATACAATGATAGGTGGGGTATCACTGGATAAAAAATTATATCATAACTCTAATCTGACGATGGCTGATTTTTTGGAAGATCCAAATAGTTCAAACGACCCAGATGAAAAACTAAATAAAAAAAACTTAAAAGAAAAATTAGATAAGGCGTTTGAAGCAAATCTTAATAAAAAAGAGCAGCGGGTCATTAAAGCATGGTTTGAAATTGATAGTGAAAAACAAAATATGGAAACTATTGGTCAAAACATGAGCATTACTCGTGAATCGGTTAGGGTTGCAAAAGATAAAGCTCTTAGAAAGTTAAGTAAAAATAAAGATCTAAAAGAAATTTTTGCTGATGCCTTTGCGTAAGTTTTCTTTTATGTCTTTGAAGGTGCCTTTGATGTAGCTTTTGGTAATTAGCGATACAAATAAATATAAAACAATTATATATATCACCAAGGATGATAGTGATTTAAATATCCTGTCTATTAAGTTATACATGGCACGTTTAAATAATATAGACTAAAAATCCCTTTTATATAAACAAATATTAAGGGGCTTAACATGGATAGCGTTATAGATAATCGACAGACCTACACCAGAAAAGAATATTTCCAGTTATTTGATAATATGGATGAAAAAATTGTCCAAATTAGAAAAGAAAAGGAACTTATCGAAAAAACATCCAATGAAAAAATTGAAAAATTAACTGAATCGATAAGACTTCTAAAAAGTAAAAATAAGATACTTACAAAGAAAGTATCCGAAGCAACAGATAATTTTTTAAAATTGTCTGAAAAGTTCGACACCATATAACCACCCCGGAAACCACGTAAACGAGTAAAAACCACCAAAAATAATAAATATTTATCTTTGCTAATTTTTTTAAAGTATTTATATTCACTGTATAATATATCTGAGGTTCATTATGGAAAGAACATTTGGACACCTACTAACTAAAGCTGTAAAAGCAAAAGTGCGTCATGAAAATCTTAGGGAATTAGTTTCTCAAAGGGACAAATTAAACGAGCAAATAAATGTTCTAAGAATTGAAGAACAAGCAGATACATTTATTTCCACGGTTGAAGATGCTGAAATAATTATCAAACTATTTATAAAAAATAAACCAGATGTTCGGCTAACAATCGATTCCCAATTAGATTCCATTTTGAGCGAAGAAGAACAGGAAGAATTAATTGAAAAAATAAATGATTTCTATGGTATAACACTTCCAGAAGATTTTGTGTTCACTACATTCGGTGAATTGGTTCTTCAAATGGAAGAATTAAAATGATTGGGTTTTTTGAACGATACAAAAAAACAATCATATCAGGTGCTATATGCTTATGTTTACTTTGTTTATCATTTTTATTAATCCATTCTAGTGAAACTAGCAGAAAAGAAAAACTTGGGAAAGCGATACTCGTTTGGTCAATGCAATCAAAAAGAGAAGTAATGGAATGGGCTTATAAAGAAGGTCAGCAGGATGCTCTGGAAGGCGATGTAAGGATAGAACAATTAGATGATAGTACGTGGAAATGGACTAAATCAGCGTGGGATGTTTGTGGAAACGATCTAGATTGTATACCTGAAATTTTTACCAAAGAATATCTGGAAAATCATTGGGATAATCGTGATAAATAATCAATGTTAAATCTTGTTGGATTCATAGGCAAGACTGCGATAACCGTAAGTTTTGCCATTTTTTTAATGTTTGCTACATTCCTATTTGGTTTAGTAACCGCTGTTTATTTCACCATAATAAAATTCCTCACGGTAACTAAAAAACCAACCATAAGTAAATTATAAACTCCAGTTAAATGGAGTTATGTAATGAATAAATTATCTCTTGGTTATCTTGAAACCAAAAAAGCAAACATTAACCTTGTTGCTAAATCCCAGACTTTAGGGTGGCAACTTACTAAATACAATATTCCTGAAATTTGGCGCAGTGATAAAGGAGCAAATGTAAAGGTTGCTATTATAGATACAGCAATGGATTTAAGGCACCCTGATCTATCCATAAAAGGCGGTTATGATTTCGTTTACAGAAGAAATTTAGACATATATCGAAGAGAATATCCGGTACAGGGACATGGCTCACACGTTGCGGGAATTGTCGGTGCAAAAAATAATACCATAGGCGTGGTGGGGGTTGCTCCAGAATGTAGTATTTATTCATGTGTGGGTTTAGGCAACGATGGAACTGGTTCATATGCTGGAATTATAAATGCCATTGATTGGTGCATAAGAAACAAAATGGACATCATTAGTATGTCTTTAGGTGGTGGGACAGATACCAAAGCTTTTTATGCAGCTATACGCAGAGCATACGATGCTAAAATACCAACCATTTGTGCTGGTGGTAATAGTGCATGGGCGGGACATTTGGATTATCCTGCTTGCTATAATGAAACAATTGCAGTTGCAGCCATTGCAAAAAATATGAAAAGAGCTGGTTTCAGTTCGATTGGTGGTAATATAGATGTAGCTGCTCCGGGTGTTGATATTTTAAGCTGTGTTCCAGAAAACAATTACGCATTTTATAGCGGGACTTCAATGGCTACTCCATTTGTTACAGGCGTAGTCGCCTTGATGATCGCCAAACACAGAAAACACGGTGGAAATACACCCATAAATAACGTAGAAGATATTAGAGAACACCTAATCAAAACAACCACTGATGCAAATTACTCAGGTCAAGATAGTTTTACAGGTTATGGCTTGATTAATCCTAAAAAAAGTTTAGATTATAATAGTGGGATGGGTGTAATTAACGCAACTGATTTGATGAGAGGAAATATCAGTGTCAAAATTAATCATAGAAGATTACCCCAAAAAGGGAAAGTTATCAAACCAAAATTTACCAGAGTTGCATTTGCACGAGCAATCAAGAGAGGAATCAAGAGAGGAAGAAAATAATATTTTCAATTCGAAACTGTTATCTTGGGTTTTCAATTCCAAGCTTGAGGTATATGGTGTAATTGGTTTGTATATTTATGTTGGTTTAATTTTTTACCTCGCATCTAAATAAGTAACCCCCAAAAAAATATAATTTATTTATATTTTTTAGGTGGGAACAATACTTTTAAAAACTTACAACACAGAGCTGGACACTTATATTGAACAAACGTTCAAAACTATATGTGTCCATGCCAATTGTGTTATATCTCCTAAAACATGGGTTCGTCCAGAGTAAAGGAAATTTAAAAATGGATTTAAATCTTGCCGAATGGATAGATTCCGACCTTGCAAAAGTCGGGGATATGTTAAAAAACGTTGGTTTTAAACAAATTGATAACCATGCATATGAAATAGACGTACAAACTATTGCTCATGGGGGTAAAGTAGAAGGAACCTATAAACCTTTTTTTATAGTCATTTACCCAAAACTATTAACGTATGCTGAAATTCCTTCAAAGGCCAGAACAAAGAAAGGCTACGCAATCACGCCTTGGATAGCATGCAGAGTTACCATGTATGATATGTTTATGCCTGAGATGTTGGAAAACAACATCAGATTATTGGAAAGTGTAATTCTTAAGCTCCCAATAAGACCTTTTAAAGATGAGGATGCATTTAAAGGAATGTTTACCAAAGTTCAAGACGGTGAGATGTACACATTGACGTTTTATCTCAATCCAGCGTATCCAAATGGTTGGTGGGACAACCACACAATATAAAGAATCATTGTAAGAAAAAATAGGTACTTTTTCTTACAAAAAATTATTTAGATGGAGCAAAATCCCATTCAATTACTTGATTATTGCTATTAAACTTTAAAACCAATAAATTCTGGTAATGTTCTCCAATATAAGACCATACTGAATCCCCCTTACTTTTATTAGGTTCGCCATACATATATACGATTAAATCTCTAGTCATCCCCGCTAATCCCATAGTAGCATCCTTTGCAATAAAGGTTTTTTGCATCCAATCAGGAACATATTTACTATAATCGGTTTCCATAAAAAATTTTCTCCTATCTTCTGACCAACCCCTTTCATCTAAGGATTGTCTGGAAATCCTTTCATCAACCATTTCAACCTTTGTGCTACGTTCCGGGGACTGTTTTGGGGGTGAATTTGAATTTAAAGGTGCGCATTTTATAAAGCAATACATTATTATAAAAAGTATAAATGCTTTCATATTTGTATCCTATTTTTATTTTAGTTTATACAGAAGCCTCTTTTTATAAAAAAATATATCCCCCTATATAAACTATGTACAGTGGGGAGGTATATTATGCCTAAAAACATAAAATTTTTTGTTTATTTAACGATTATGCTGTCTGTTGTAATTTTTGTATTGGCATCTAATTCTAATGAACTGTGCGAAAATGATCCTAATTATTTTTATTGGCCAACCGTAGTAGATTCAACGGAATACCATTTAAAGAGCGTTAATGATTATTATAAAAAAATAGATATAATAACTAAACGAATAGAAAAAACTGTACAAGCACGACAACCTGATTGGCGAGTGTATTACAGAATTTATTTAAAGTATGCATACATGGAAAAAATTTCTAAAAACGTACATCCAAAAAGGGAAATATATTATAAGGAAATGAAAGAAATTTATCTTTCTGTTGCTGAAGAACTAAGAAAGATAAGAAGTAAAAAAAGGATTCTACAAAGTATTTACCATTTTGAATAAAAGAAACCCATAATTTCATAAATTATTTATATTTTTCTTATGGCTATTAGTTATTCGCCTTGGTATAAGAGAAAAATACTCTACAGGATACCGTTTCTTTATAAGAAATGCCCTGATGGTAATTATCATCCATTTTGGGATAGATTATGTTTTTGTCGTGTAAATGAACATATAGTCCCCGATACATGGCATGGGGGAGTATATGATTTTGTAACTGGTGGGGAATACATACCATATTA